AATTCTGTAACTATCTCATTCATAGACTTCCGAGTGTCAAAACTTTCTTGCCTTAATTTTTCATGCAATTCTTTTGATATTCTAGTTTCAAACCTTTTCATTTTTTTTCTCCCCTTTTCTTAACTTCTTATCTTAATTCTATTATATCACTATAACGGTATACTGTCAACCCTTTTGACTAATATTATTTTATTTATTTATCAGCTACAACATAGTAATATAGCCAATCTATGATTGTATGTAAAAATATTTTAAAATTCTTTTTAAAAATAAACATAAAAAAATAGACCCTAAATTAATAGAGCCTTTAATCTTAATTTATTTTAAATACATTTAAATACTTATATTCATTGTCATATCCAAGTAAATTTGCTTCGCCTTCTTTTATTCTTAGATATTCCTTCATATAGTCTACTGCGTTTTCAATCATACAATCTAGTTCTTTTTTAGTGATTAATATTGATAGTACAATAGGTAGTCTATGATATATATTTTCTACTACCATAGCATACTTGAGCTCTCCAGTTCCGCTGCCTAAAGCTTTTTCTGCTTTTACAACTAAACTTAATATAATTTTCCTAACTAAATCTATATTACCTCTTTTATACAAAAAAAGTAATATTACTATTGCTAAAATTATTGCTGCGATTGAATATATATTCACTTTTATAAACTCTATCATTTTAAACCTCCTTAATTGCTAACACTGTACTTACTTTTCTAGTAGATTTTATTGAGTTTGTTGGAGTTCTACTTTGGGAAGAATTTCCACCATCAACTTTAAGCAATCTCTTTAACTTTAATTTTTTAGCTAATGGTACTATATCTTGAGCAAAGCAATTAGGCTTAACTATCATATAAATATATCCTTCATCATCATACCCTACAAATGTATGTTTAGTTTTATAGTTTATTCCTGGACCCATCCCTTCGCCTTTAAAATCCATATAAGGTAATATCGTAAATCCACTAAAACTATAAATATGTGGTTTCCAATATTCATTAATAGAATTGACTTTCTTGAATCCTAGTGTCCCATCTTCAAAGTATATTATAGTTCCTCTTTTATCTCCCTTGTAGTTAACTAACATGGAATTTCCACCTAAAGGTTTTCCTTCATTTGTTACAATCCCCCAGATGTTTTTAGAATCACTTACATCATATTCTTTTCCCATGGGGAAAAATTGTAAATTGACACCATACATATTAGCACCCTGTAAAGTATCTCCTATAAGTCTAGGTTCTACGTTGTCAGCCTTAGTTTTAATTATATGAGTATCTCCATCAAACCAATCTTCAACCTTCGATATAGGTTTGATATCGATTTTTAAATCACTTTCTACAATAAAACCATCAAATCCTTTTTTCTTTAAATCCTTTAATAAAGTTGCAGCATTATTTTTAATTGAATAAGCGCCAACTTGTACTTTGTAAAGTTTATCTTTTTTTACTTCTTCTTTTTTATCTTCTTTATATGTTACATTAAAATATTTGCATATGCCTTTAGCAATAGCTCTTGCACATTTCATTTGATACTCATCATCTAGCATTAATTTACCTTCAACTAGATTATCCATAAATCCACATTCACAAAGTATACTAGGCATATTAGTTTCTCTCAATACATGGAAGTTAGCAGTCTTGACACCCCTATCTCTTAGCTTAGTGTCTTTTATTAGATTTTTATGCACTAGGTCGGCTAATTTCTTTCCACCCTTAGAATTTGCGTAGTGATATGTTTCAATACCTCCATGGTTTCCCCATTTGGGAGCCATAGCGTTGTAATGTATAGATACAAATAAGCTTGCATCCCATTCATTCGCAAGTTTCGTTCTTTCGCTAAGTGAAGTATCTTTTTGTGTATCACTTGTGTATAAAACAACAAATCCATTCTGCTTAAGTAACTCACCTAGTTTCTTCGCAGTAGGATGATTAAATTCCCACTCATGTATAAAATTATTTGTACCTGGAAACATTGGAGTTCTTTTTCCAGCTGTATATTTTCCGTGTCCGTTATCTATTGCTATTAATTTTTTCATCATATCGCCCCATCTATGTTAAATATTATCATTATCTCGCCTTCCTTGCAATCTACTTTCAAACATTTCAAGTCTCGAACTATATAATCTGCCTTGTGCTTCTAATTCATAAGTCCTAGCGATTACATTATTATGTTTGTTTACTTTCTCTTCTAATTGTTCTATTCTATAGGCTGTTAGTTTTGATGACGCAATTATACCCCCAAACGTGCCCAATGTAGTCCCGAACAGTGCTATTATTGCTATTGTTATATCTGTACTCATATAGTGCCCCCTTAAACAAAAAGAGAAGGATTTTCCCCTTCTCTCTAACTTCTGATGTTGCACATTATTAACCTAATGCGAATTAATAAATATATTCCTCTTGTCGCATTAACACGTTTATCATATTTTCTTTTTCTACATTTTCGTTTACTAATTCGTATATAGTATGTTTTTGTTTACGTACTATATCATCTTGTTTTTCTATTATTTCCAATAGATTGTAACATAATTTACTATTCATAATCTAATCCCGTTACCTCTTTGTACTTTTCTTTTGTGATTCTATTCATCCTAACTAAAAATCTATATAATCTTATTTCTGCATCCGCCATATTACATACCTCCTAGTAATACAATTTCCGTTAAGTCAGCCATTAGTTGATATAAATTTTCTTTTTCAATTTCTTCTCTGTTTTTTTCAGCTACTATAAAAGACTGTCTCCCTGAGACTTCTGCAAAAACAATACGAAAATCATTTAATTCTTCGATGTTATCTTCACTATCAATTATGCTTATTTTATCTAAGTTGCCATTAAAGATATTAATATCAATTGATTTTTCTGGAATAAAATTATTACCATTTAATTCAAGATTTTCTATCATTCTTCCATCTGATAACTTTATTTTATACATAATGTTCCCCCTTTAATTGTTCAAACAATATATTCATATTTCCTCTTTGCTTTTTACTCATAATTTTATAGTAATTCTTAAACCACGAATTATAATAATTGATAAAATCTAATTCATTTAACTTCAAAACTAACTTCTTTAGCTTATGCCTCATAGCAGTTAATCTTTTCGGGTGTATCTTTTTAATAACTCTGCCAGTATCAGTGAGTGAATACTGTATTTGCAAATATCTCCAATGCTCAGACAACTTACAGATCATAGTCTTATTTGGGTGTAATGTAATCCCATTTTTAATAGCTTCTAACTCAACTCTCTTAGATAACTCCTTTAGATATTCCTTGTCCTTGTGGATTCCATAAAAATCATCCATATATCTACCATAATACTTCATCCCCTCTACAATCTTTATATAATTGTCTAACTTGTGAGGATAAAATATACCCGCAATTTGTGCGACTTGATCGCCAATATTCATATGTTTAGCCATATATTTTTCACCAGTTAAAAGTTTCTTATCTATCTTACCATAATCTAATGAATTAAATATAACATCTAGTGAATTGCTATATTCAGTATCATCCATAAAAGATACATCTACTTTAGCTTGATCTAATACTTTTTCCAATAACCAAATAGCTAAATCGTTATCAATTATAGCTTTAAACATATCTATCAATAATTTATGTTGAATATTGTCAAAATACTTTGTGTAATCTCCTAATAATATATAACCTTCATTGCTTTTTTCCTTAAAATAGTACTTATTTAAATGAGTCTCAATTCTATTTCTAGTAAATCCTATTCCCTTACCTTTTAAACTAGCTCCATTGTCATGAATAAGGTATTTTTTTATACATGGTATTAAAATTTCATCACATAAGGCTCTTTTAACTACTCTGTCTCTTATACAGTCTCCACTTATGAGTCTGGTCTTTCCTCTCTCTTTTAGTATAAATTCATTCGGTGGCGAAAATTCAAAAGTTCTATTCATTAGTTCTTTCTGTAACTTAGATAATTCTGTTAATAAATTCATTTCAAATTTCTGTACTTGAGGTTTCCAATCACTGCCAACCTTAGCTTTTTCGAAAGCCTCGTACAGAACTTCAATATTAAATATTTCACGCTTATGACTACAATTCTCGTAAGAAGTAGTGTCGTGTTTAGTATTTACTATGTTATTTAACATAGAGGGACATCCTCTCCTTTCTCTATTACAAACCAGCATATAATTGCCTATCAAATTGTATTATCGAAATCAGGGCGAACACCATTAGCGTTACTAGCGTTGTTATTGTTCGCATTGCCATTGTTGTTCACATTAGCGAAATTAGAAGCAGATACAGAGGATGCCCTGAAATAAAGTTAATCTGTTGTAATGTTGAATTGTTTCTTGAATTTATTATCCGCTTTTCTCCATCCCTTTAAGAGGTTGATTTCCTTATTAATATTATCTGTAAATCTAATGTATTTTTCAATATCTACAGGAAGAGTTTCAATTGTATATTGTAATTCTTGTAAAAGCCTATAGCATTGCCCAATAGCTTTATCTTGATATATACGTCTCTCTACTAATTCCTCTGGAATGGATGGATATATGCTATTTGCACTAAATATATATTCTGTAGCTTTTCTTATGCAGTCCATTATCGTATCCCTTTGATATCCGATAAACCATTCTTCAAATCCATTATTTTTGCTAGTGTTTTTATTATAATGCTCCTTTTGGCTATCGGATAATTCTTCGTAGGATTTTCCACCAAACATTTTACCCATTCTTTTTTCAGATTTACTTTGACTATATCCAAAATCCCTCAACAGTAAATCCGTCATATCTTTTCTTAGTCTGTAAAAATGCTTGATAACTTCAAATTGCGATTCTTTTCTATTGTTTTTAAGAACTGTCATAAAAACCTCCAATATTTTAAATTGATATTTTTTCTATCTCACCCCATAAAGGGGCTCGATTTAAGATATAGAGAAAGCAGGGCGAACACCAATAGCGTTACCAGCGCCGGCATGGCTCGCATAGCCATAGGCGCTCACATAAGCGAAATAAGAAGCAGATACTACATCTCTTAACCAATAGCTTTGTCTAGTGTTAATTGATTGTGGATTTAGTGCAAATAAGGGTAATTGACTTTTTCCAACACCTATATTGTAACCACTCCCACCAATTGTACTTTCTCCCCATACAGTAGAGCCATATATCATAATTTCACTCATTAAATCTACTTCGCCATCTACCCAAGCCCCAGCACTAGCCTTGCCATCTAATGTGGCGTTTGAATGAAGTTGTCTATGTTTGACTAAGTGAGTTCCAAATATTCCTCTTATAGTAGTTTTAGCTTGTTCTAATCCTTCTATATATATTTTACTTCCAGTGTATCCGCCAGTAGTTATATTTGTATCATTTATTACATGAGCGTAGAGCTGTGTATCGGGTACTATTGTAATGTGATTCCCAGGCACTAATGTATCTCCTGTATTTCTGTAGTAATTAAATGCTGCAATCCTCCAATTGATTCCACCAATAGTCCAATAGTCACCAATGTACATATCCTCAAAAGCACCACTTGATATAGCAAGATATTGTGCTACTGTAACGGTATTGCCTAGATATTTACCTCTATATATGCTATTTTTAGCATCTGGATTATTAAGAAATAAAGACGCGTAATCTGCCTTATGTG